CGATCTTTAAACGCCACTTTTACGGCTTCCACGTTCTCGATGGGTATTTATTCGTCCTCTGCCATACTCGCAGGATTTCGGCTGTTTTTGTTCGATTCTTCCATACGTACACGTTCCTGTTCTCTCATGACATTCTCCCATGACATATCAGCGTACCTACGGACGGAGCGGTAGTGTTTCCAGAACCGATGACCTGCGTAGTGCAGGATCTTTTCCTTCTCCGGTGTTCCGGTGATGTGAGAGTAGACAGTAACGTTGTAGTCGTTTGGGATCGGAATGATTCCACCGACACAGGCCTGATTGAAAGCGCCTTGTTCCGGGCAGTCTACCTTCTTGCGGTTGAGGATGTCAACGACTTCATGATCCTTGTCATCGTTGCGGATCTTGTAAAGGTTCATTAGGACAACGCCGAAATTAATATAGATCGGATCGTCCGGATGTTTCTGCCGTTGCGGTTCCGGAACGCCTGCAAGGTATGCGTCGGAGATGTCGATATCCCACAGGTCGGAGATGTCATCCTGTACAATGGTGTCCACGTCCAGGGACAGAACCTTACTGTACGAGCTGAGGAGCGTAGGATAGATTGCCCGGATCATGCACATATACGTCCAAGTGTTTTTATAGTTTGGCCCGTCCTTTGGGAATGCGGTCTGTCCGGAAACGTTCATGACGTTGAATATTGGCGGAAGTTCTTCCGGCATATCGTAGTCATTGTCCTCCGTGAAGAGATAGATCTTGTCCACGGGAGTGTGACAGAGCAGGGACTTAGCTGATGTGAGCATGTCATCGTAGACATTCCGTGTTCCGCAGTAGGCAACGATTCGTTCCGGTCTGCTTTCATGTACCGGTTTAATCTCCGGCTCAGTGACGGCAGGCGTACTGACGTTTCCGGATTCGTCGAGCTTCTTCAACCATTCAGCGAAGGACAGTTCGTCGTTCACGAAATAATATTCCATGCCTGTTTCGTTGTACACCGGTTGGATGATGTTGGTGATCTCTGTTTCCGTTTCGTCCTTGATGACTTCGATGTCCGCATCAGAGAGCAACTCAGCCATGTCCTTGTACTCGTTATAGAAGGAACATATATCCTCCGTGATGGTTTCCTGCGGTTCGCTTACAGCAGGGTTGTAGATTGCATAGTACTGACTGCATAGCATCTTCATGAACATCTTCGCAGCCTCGTACTGTTTATCCCGTCTGCGGAACTCGAAGAATAATTCGATGTTCCTGTCCTGCAAGGTATCAATCAGATTCACATGCCCGTCCGGTGTATGTCTGATGGAGTCCGCCCGGTATGTTTTCAGATAGAGGTAGTCGTTTGCGGTGAGCGTAACAACATGCTGCGCGGATGTTTCTGCCAGGGCGATGCTGTTGAATGCATAATCATAGTGCAGATTGAACTTTGACATGAACCGAACGTTCTTTTCTGTAAGGAACCCACGGCGATAGAGCTTGTTCGCAACGGTCGTATAGTTCGGATCGTCTACGCAGTTGATAAACAAATCGCCTGTACACCACTTGGTTTGAGCCGCATATTTTCCCCAGATTATATCGTAGTCATTGTTTGGGAAGTTTGCGAGGATCAGGTTCAGTGCGAAGACGGACGAGAACATGTCATCAAAGTTGCAGAACATCACCCAATCCGCAGATGTATGTGATAGTCCGAAATTCCTTGCGGTCGCGACACCGCATCGCACCTCCAGGGTCACAACATTAACGTCATAGCTATAGCCGGAGAGCAGTTGATTCCACGGAAGTTCCTTTTGTCTTCCGTCCTGTACGAGGGTGATGTTTACCTTGTTGAAGTCCGCACACTGCTGATGCTCAAGCATATCAAAGAATGCTTTCCCGGTTTCCCATGGTTCATCACAGTGTGTAACAATGATGTCAAGAAATTTGTTCACGCTTTTATTTTCCTTCTTTCCTTCATGGATTTTGTTGTATGTCATGGATCCTTCCCGCATGTAGTTGTAGTAGTACATGGGCATATCCCAGAACTCTACGAATGGTCTCTTTTTCATCATGTCTTCGTAGAATTGGTTGTCTGATCCATACTGGATGTTTTTGAATCTCGTATCGCTGATTGCGTCTCTTTCCCAACAGTATGCCCAACACATTGTGTAGCAGTGTTCCGGTGTCTGTTTCATGTATCCCGTTCCACGGCAAATGTAGCTGAATCCGATCACGTCCGGAGGCGTATGACCACCAACAGTGTTACAGTCAATGATGTAATCCTTCAGCATTGTAAGCACATACTCATGCAGGAAGTGATCATCGTCATCGAGGAACAGGATCCATTCACCTAAAGCGACTTCAATGCCCTTGTTCCTGGCGAGTCCGTCATTGTGAACGTTCGTCCTGATAACCTTATGGGTGTATGATTTAGCGATTTCGTAGGAATCATCCGTGCAGGAATCACACACAACAATCAGCTCATAGTCCGTGAATTCCTGCTTTTTCACGGATTCCAACGACTCACGCAGGCGTTCCGAACCGTTATGTGTCGGTACGATGATGCTGAACCATCGCATGTTCACTTGCCTCCTTTTCACTGTGGTATACAACTACAGGACCGTTAGCCCGCATTCTCAGTTCTTTTCCGACAAACTTCTGTGTCGTGCTTCCTTTCCGCATAAAGTTGTAGTAGTACATCGGCTGCGGAAGGTACTCAAATCTGTGTGGTTTGATCATCATCCGGTTATGAAAGTCCGCATCGCTCCAATAACGACGGATACCGAACCGCACGTCGCTGATAAACTCCCGCCTGAAACACTTACTCCAACAGTGTACGCTGATGTGCTCCGGATCCTGTCGCACATATCCGCGTCCTTTCCATATGTACCCGAACAGGATTGCGTCTGCGGTCGTAGCTTTAGCAACGTCCGCAATCTGTCTGAACACAAACTCATGGAGGAACCAATCGTCGTCATCCATGAACAGGATCCATTCACCGTTTGCCATTGCAATCCCGCAATCCCTTGTGAGTCCGTCAAGGCCGTAATTAACCGGCTTTGTGATCGCTCCGTATTCCTTCAGGATGGATTCTGTATCATCCTTGCACCTGTCGCATGGCGCAATGATTTCACAGTCTTTGAAATCCTGCGATGCGATGGAGTCAAGGCCTTTCCGGATATATTCTGCGGAATTATATGCGGGAATAATCACGCTGAAGAACGGCTTACTCATCCGTGTTCACGTCCTTCTTCTCCAGGAATCCGCATTCCTCCATCACTGCCCTGTTCGCACGTTTGATGACCATCCATATCACCTTGGCAGGAATGTTGTTCCGCAGGCTGTAGTCTTCCACGGCGTACTGATCATCTCCCCACCTTGTGGTGTAGTACATCTGAAGGATGTCCTGATCCGTTTTGACATACCGTGTTGTGAACAGGTGGTGGCACACCGCATAGATCTTCTGATCCGGCAGGGAAAGTTTCTCCCACACGAACCCGTCACGCTGGAGCGCAAAGTATGTCCTCCACATATGGTTCGCAGTGCCTCGCCACCATTCAATGCTTTTCATTCTGTTCCTCACCTCCGTATGGAAAGTCTGTGTTACCTTCTTCTGTCATGATTGCGATCCGCTCGTCCAATTCCTCAAGCCTGTCAGCGGATTCAATCAGCACCCGTATCCTGTCACGGGTAAGCATTCCTCCTGCGTCAGCCATGAGCCTGAGTTTATGTATCAGCGTATCCACGGGTGTCTGTCGCCCCATTCCTCCGATCAAGTCTTTTCACCTCCGTCATAAAGCATCTCGTCCGAGTAGATCATCTTCCCGACATGTCCGCAGGAGATCCGACTGTCACACCAGATCCTGGACGGCTTGATCTGATTTACCCTGTAACAAAAGGAGATGTCTTCTCCTGCCCAAGTATACGGCGTGAAGGGCGGACCGTACTTTTCAAGCACCTCTTTCAGCAGGGATGTCTTGGTCATGACGCATCCGAATCCGCATCCGCCCACAGGAAACAGTTGGTTCTGCGGATACCTGGTGTAGTCCACCAACCGTGACACGACCTTCCCGTTCACATTTTCAGGTGGTTCAATCTTGCTGTACAGTACAGGTGTCACTGGCCTGTGCCGTTTGACGTACAGTGCGGTAGCCATCTCGCAGTCCGGGTTGTTCTCGATGTCCTCACGGAGGCGCATGAGCGTTTCAGGTGGGAACACCATGTCACTGTCGAGCCACAGTACGTAATCGAATCCTTTTTCCACCGCAACGATAGCCATCTGATTCCGCGAGTCATAGATGAGCGAGTTCGGTTTGAACCATACGTTCACGTCCTCGCCCTTCTGCATGTAGAGTAAACTTTGTGTAAACTCTACCGGCACATTGTCCATGCATGGGATTGCGATGAGTGTTTTCATGTCGTTTCTTCTCCTTTTCGTCCCATTTTTAATTCAACTGTCCCAATCTTTTTTGATAAACGGGACACAGTTTAATGCCGCGGAAGCGTTGATTTTCCTATATTCTTTTGTTCCGTGTCCCATTTGTCCCGCCTGTCCCACTGTTTTTATACACCCCCATGCGTGCGTAGCGCGTATGTTGTATTTCTTTCCGAACACATACACACACGTTCACGTATATATATGTGTGTATGAAATTTGCGGGCCAGGTGGGACACTTGCATTTTTTCATACCTCCAAGCCTTATTTTTCAATGGTTTCAGCGTGTCCCACACAGTGGGACACAGGCAATATTGAAAGTGGACCAGTGGGACAATCAGAACGGCATGTCTTCATCCTCAACGGCAACATAATCTTGGTACTCCTTGTGCTCTGCTTCCGCTTTGGACATCGGTTCACCATTGACACGGATTGCAATGCATCTTGCACGTCCGTTCGGTAATGTCTTTCTTATCGTCAGTCTGCGCTCATTGCCTTCACCATGATCCTCATACTCAAGCAATCTGTGCAGTCTTGCCCAATTCAAAAATGGTTTGATGGAATAGCCGTTGTTCCGCAGGGCGTTTTCAAACACATTCTTGTTGATATAGGCAATATCGTCTTCAATAATGCCCCAACATTCCCCGTTGTTCTGATCTACAGGATCAAATCTCCTTGGGTTTGCATCCAACCAATTCAGCAGGAAGTCATAGCACCGGCGGTTAACATCAGACTCTTCCTTGGTGATCAGGAATTCTTTCAGTTCTGTTGATGTCAAACCTTTTCCGTCCTTGAATATACACTTCGTTGCCAGTGCGTCCGCTGCCAAAAGGATCGAAGCGGACAGCACCTGTTTTCCGTCTATGTCCCCGGAAAGCTCGTTGTAATATTTGTTTTGCAACACCTGCAAAGCCTTGACAACCTCCTGCTTGTACAGTGCCTCCACAAATTTCTTCCCGGCAAATCCGTAGTTCTTCTTGAGCAGTCCTGCGTACTGTCGTGCCGTCTGATCATCTCCAAACAAAGGCTTATCTTTAAAGTTTACTTCGATGGTACGCACGGCAGCTCCACCACCGGAGTTGCTCTGAATGATCGGTGTTTCCCCGGTCGTGATGATAGTTGTCAACCACCTTCGTTGGAGCTGAAGTCCACCGCCTTTCGCACCACGTCCCTTTGTTGCTCCTTCGCATAACATATAGATGATGTCATCAAAGTTCTTCCGGTTATCGTTGATAACCTGAAGTTCGTCGAGCATCACAGGAACGTTGCAACAGAATGCACTCATCAGTTCAAAGGATACCTTCGTACCGCTGAAGGTTTTTGCGAGTCCACCGATGTCCGGGTTCCCCCATATGCTTGCGGCCAACATCAGTCCTACGGACTTTCCGCATCCTTTCTCTCCCCATATATGGACAACAAAGGACAGTGCATCCAGGAGTTTCACCAACGGGGCAGCGAATCCGGCAGCCAGTGCGATCCTGGCAGGCACCGAATCCCCTGCCCGGGTCTTCAGAGCGATGTCCATCCAAACACTTTCGTCCCCGGTCGGTTTCATCTCCCGGTAAACCTTCTCAAACTCAGGTCCTTCCCCGCCGTCATAGATAATGTCATCCACATACGGCATGAACCTCCCGTCCGGAAGCCATCCCATGTGTGATACAGCGTTGTGCCTTGGAAGCTCGTCATAGTTTTTGCTCTCAAGAACGCTTAAATACTTGACAACCTCTTTCGCATTCTCGCTGTTGACATCAATGTCCATGTCCGCAAGGCCGATGATCTGCTGTGCTGAAGCGAGTTGCCTTCTCGGTACAGTCAGTGTCTTCCACGGCTCCTTCTTTCCACGGCAGAATGCTATCTCAAGTTTTGCTTCCAATGTTTCGATATTGGTTACACGCCTTACCGGCATCAGCGGATGAGAAATAACCTCAACCTCCATGCCGTATTCGTTGAACCTGGTCACCGAGCCTGTGCATGTATAGGATCCGCACCTGAGCTGCACTGGTTGGCCTTCAAACATCGTGTCCTGTCCGATGTCCTCTTGTTGGATGTCCTTCCTTTGTGATCGCTGATATCTTTTCCATTGATCCATGAATCCGCGAAAGCCAAGCCGTTGTGCCTGTTCACGCATCCGTTGGATCATAATGCCCTGGAGAAACGCATTATCCCTTTGCTCATATAGTTCAGCGTATGGCTTGTCCGTATAGAAATCCTGCAATTCATACGTGCCGATCAGCGGTACAGCTTGTTGCTCACTCAAACCGAAATCACCCCCTTTGTCTTAGCAGTTATCGTTTAATTTGAAATATGTACCGGAAGGAATCCCTTCCTGCTTGCCGATCACTTTCAACATTGCTTCGTAAACATCCTGAGGAATTCCCAATGGCTCCGCCCCTTGGTTCAACAGCATACTCATGTATCTGAATACAGGAGGATGCCCTATTTCGCCTGCCACAGATGTTACGTATTCTTTGTCAACATTTGGGCCGACAATTGCTTCACAGCTTCGGCAGTACAGGCAAAGCATAATATCAAATGCTGCTTGCATCCGAAAACGTAATGGCATACAAGCATCGTTCATTATCGGACGGCACGATGCCTTTATCTTTTCCCGTTGTTCATAGGTTAGCAAAATGATCTCCCCCTTATGTAAGGTCTTAATTCGCTTGTGGTTTATATGATATCACGATTCGTATTAATCTTCAACAAATAAAAAAGTTTTCGATCCGGTCACAGATACATACAACACTTTCCCGAAGAGTGTCGAGCGTACCGGCATTGGATGCCCACATGTCCGGAGTAACGTTGTCAAGCGCGGTTTCTGATTTATGTTTCTGCTGTTCCTCTGTCAGCATGCTGAACCCTGGCCGGATGATCCGAAGATGTATGGACGGGAATCTGTCTCTGATCTTGTACACCTCGTTGGGAAACCTGGCATCCGGAATAAGCACATAGTCCCATTCGCCCTTGAACAGGCGCAGGAAGTGGATGATGAAATCCACCCAATAGTCAGGCTCTTGTTTCCGGATAACATCTGTCCCTACGTATTGAAGCATGGATCTCCCGGCTTCGTCCTTCTGCCCGTCCCATCCAAAGAACTGCTTGCAGATATACTTGAGCAGATCACCGTAGTGAATTATCAGCACGGTCTTTCCGCGCTTCTCCAATTCTTCCTTGATGAATCCTGCAATGGTATCCTTTCCGTGTCCGGCCTTGCCGGAGATAGGTATCACTATCATTTTTTATTCTCCTCCTTCTTTGGGCAGTCACTTGGCGGTGTATTGTCTGCGAAAAACGAGTGCGGAACGGAATAATCCCGTATGTTGCACTTGTTTCTCGGGCATGTCCGTGTATCGCATTTCTCCGGACAGAACGTAATGTCGTCACAGAAGATTCCAACAATGTTTTTAGCGTTCATACAATGATCTTCCTCCCACATCCTTACATGCTTCCGTCTTCTGGATTGTATGTTGGTTCATATCGTATGCAATAGTCACGCAATTCACTTGCTGCTTCATATTCTCGCTGTGCTTGCTGTTCTCTCAGCAGTGCAAGGGTATCCTCGATCATCTGTCCCATGCAGTATTCAGGTTCATTTATCGCCCTGAACTCCCTGCCGTTACAGATTTCATACGGATTGCTGTCCCGGAAGATCTCCCATGCTTCGATGAGCCTATCAATATCAGGCATTCCACTTCACCAGTCCTTCTTATACCATTTCCCATCCGTGCCTTCATACATCAATTCGTGTTTGCCAAGCATAGCGTCATTAAAACCATTTTCATATTCGTCTTCCTGCTCTTTCAGTAGGGCAAGGGCATCTTCTCGCAACTGTTCCATGCATCCGATCTTTTCATAATTGTAATATGGGCAATCCTCTCCGCAACGAAAACGTTGCAAGCAAATATCAATACCTTTGATTATCTTCTCCTTGTCCATTAACTTCACCGACCTTCCTTTGCTCTGTACCAAACGCAATCACCATTTTTCAACCAAACCATAATAGTATTCGGAACACAAGCATTAACACCATCAAGGAAAGTGTCTTGTTCTGCTGAAAAAACAGCAGGACGATAATCATATATGTTTTCTTCTCCAATTACTTTTTTGGCTTTATTATAAACATCTTCATATTTCATTTCCATTTCACCGCCTTCCCGCAGCATGGACATGCAACCCATTTAGCTCGCAGAAGAGAACCGCAACCACCGCAACAGTAATTGTATTCGATATCTTTATATGTTCTAACAACTTTCATTCTTGTTGGAATTGCCTTGACAGGCTTCTGTTCTTTCAGCAGAGCAAGGGTATCTGCCACCATTGACAGGCTACAGTTTCGTTCATTCAAATATGGGCATCCATTACACGGCTCTTTCGATGTGCAAATTCTTAACCCTTTTTCAATCTTCTCCCTGTCCGCCATTTACTTCACCGCCTTTTTCGCCGTCTGCACAGAACCAATCCAACGGATAAGATTGACATTCTGTATTTCTTAAATTGCAACAAATCACATGATCTGATAACACTTCTGCTTTGTCGCAATCTTTACACCGCACAATCTCTGCGTCCCTGTCGTCATACCCTTTCTGATATTGATCCCTGTCATAGCGTATCGCCCTAATCAGTTCGTCCTTGTCAATATTAACGCCAACTTTTTCTATAGATTCAAGGATTGTACTTTCAATATTCATCTCTCTTTCGAGGCTTGCGTTTTGAATATGCGTGTTCATATCGCTCATGATTAATTCAATCGGACTCTGATAGCTCACTGCGTACTCTCCCCTTCTTTAACTGAGATTCTCTTCTCTTTCACCCTCTCCATTTCACCTCTTGGCCACATTCAAAGCAGAACCTTCCTTTCAAAACCGCATTACATTTCGGACATCTCCTGTTCAGGAAACTGTCCACAACCGGCTCAAGTGGCTCCTGCTTCTTCATGTATTTAACCGCATGTATAAGATAGCCTACATGAACGCGGACAAGAATCTTATCCATATTCTCATCAATTATTTTTTGTATATTATCAATGCATTCTTTACGTGTCATCCAACGTCACCACCTTAAAGTGTTCCTAATATAAATTGAATAGCATTGATTTTTTCTTCTTTTGACATAGTTGATACTATTTCTTCTATTCTTCGCCTGTCTTTTGCTTCAGCGTCTGTAACTTCTCCAAGGAAATGTGTGATGGCATCTTCGTGCTTTGATGGAATTTTTGATACGCCGGAAAGCCACTTTGAAATCATGCTTCTCGAAACGCCAATACGATCTGCTAATTCAGAAGGTTTTATCCCTTTCAACACCAAGGAATATCGCAAGTCTTTACTTGTCATTCCACTTCACCGCCTGTCCGCAGTATTTGCAGAACCTTGTTTGCTTGCCTTCCACTTTCTTACCGCATCTTGGACATCTGCTAATCCATGGAGAATTGGCGTTTGTGTTGATTCCATAAGGTTTATGCTGATTCTCAAGTAATATCGGTTCCTGCTCTTTCATCAAAGCGATCACGTTTGTGTACATCTCATGAAGATCACTATCATCCTGAACTAATTCACAATCAGCACAGTTCCGATCGCAATCATCATGCGAGCCACGAAGCATACATTCATGCTCGATTTCAAGCAGTTCAATCATTCGTTGAATTGTCATTCCCGCTTCTCCACCTCTCCATCCGGCACATATTCCAGCGGGCACCATTCAGGCCGTGGATATTCTATCTTTCTCCGCGTGATAACACATCTACGCATGCACCAGTCGTCAACTTCGTCGTCCCTAAATTTAAGTTGAAATTGGCATTCATGGCATTCTTCCGGCATATCCATATTCAAGTTGATCCGAATCATTTCCACATCACTGTCCTTCCTTTGGCGGTTCCGGCAACGGCATCCAATGCGACACGTCATCATGCGCAAGAACCCTTGTAAAATCAACTCCGTATGAGTCGTGCCATGCATTCTGTCCGTCAAAATAGCAGATAGAAGGCATTCCTTTTTCCGTGTAAAAACGTGGCCTCCACACAAGATAACATCCGTTGCAGTTCGGCAGTCTATCCTTAATGCTTATCCATTCCTGCTCTTTCAGCAGAGCAAGAGCATCACGCATGATGATTTCTTTGCATTTCATTGGAATCATATAGGACTTGTCCAATTCCCCCATGTAAGGACAATCGTCACACAATCCATCAATGTATCTTGATACGCAATTTTCAATTCCTTTGATAACCTTCACTCTGTCAGGCATCACACTTCACCTCATTTATGTCGCTGGCATCATGCCACTTTCCAATGTATCTTGATCGCCGTATTCCAATAGATGCTCTTCGTATCTACTGCAATATTCTTTCCCACTGCATTTCTTACACTCGTCCGGGTAGAAAGAATCGTCATCGCAGTAGTAACCGCCATCCTTAACCAACGCAAGACGATCATCAGGATCATCCCAGTCCATGCGCGAATGACCTCTGTAATATTTATCCAAATCTGGCCTTCTTTTTGCTCGAAGCTCCGTATATGACCAGTCTTCAAATGGAAACTCATCCGTACCAAGCGCAGCCACGATTGCCTTGCCACGACTTTCAGCAAACGCAATGACAACCCAATCTACGTATCCTTGTCTGTCGCTAACAACGTATGCTTTCATCGCCATATCACTTCCTGTTCTTATCGATCCCTAATGAGCAAAAATCATCAGGCTCTCTGTCCCCATAATAGCTTCCAAGCCTCATACAGATTTTCCCTGAACCCCATGACTTATACTCGCTACAATTTTTGCATCGAACAACCTCACTAATTTGTCCATTCCGAAACATTTCTCCGATTATTCCAACGGCATCAACTAACAATTGCATATCAAATCCATAACCACTGTTGAAATTCCCGGTTTTAACTCTGGTCAATGCTTCTTTTTCATTCATCCAACTTCACTGACCTTCCACTTCAGCTTTTACGGTTTCAACCATGCCAACAAATGCCACCGTTTCAGCCATACCGCCAATCGGAATGCCACTGTTAATCTTGTCATATTTATCAAGTGCTTCATTTACATATTCAACACCAATGTTTCTTTCAACCCATTTAGCAAGTTCAGATCGCAAATTATAGTGTTTTCTTTTGCACTTCTTAAATAGTTTCATTCCACTTCACCGCTCTTCCTCCGGCTTTTCCGTTTTCTTTACAGATCCATGATGCAACTCAACTGTTGTGCTTGAAACCGTATAAGGAACACTATTTCCACAGTAATAACACATTGGAGTTGTTGGCGAATAAACCCGTTTACAAATAGGGCATTGCCAACCTTGCTGTGCAAAATCAACGCTATGCCACTCGTTCATTCCACTTCACCTACCTTCCTGCTTCATCTTTGCACCGCAATGCGGGCAATAGTCAAATTCTTCTGTGCAATTGTCCATAGTGCTAAAAACGTGCTTACAGGCAGAACAAACAATGTGACTATCAGAATATGCTCCGTCATACGCAAGGCACTCAGGATATTCAATCCATTCCGCATTCTGCTTTGTCAGCAATTCCTCTGCCATCTCTTTTGCCCACGGATCAACATCAATCGCTGTTTTAATGTGATCAATCAAGGATTGTATCGGAACGTTATGTTTCATCCGAAAGCCTCCACTCCGTCGTCCTCTTCGTATTCAAAGAATGCTTCCACTGGCTCAATGCTTTTCGTCTCCGGATCATACCATCCAACCGTCGGACTTCCGAACGAGTTCACCATGATGTATGGTGTCAGGCTCACTCCATATCCTCCGATTGTCCTGTAGTAAACAATCAGGGTTTCAACGTCGTACACAAGATCTGTCATGTACAGCATCCCACGAATGTTCACAGTTTCAACCTGTTCGATCACCTCAAACCGCCGGTTCATCCCGTCCGCACATGCAACACCGCACAAAAGCACGGCCACCACAAGGACCACAAAGAACTTTTTCACCTTTATCCCTCCCATTCTTCCGTCTTTCTCGGGTGTCCGCATGGACGCATCTCCGTACATACACCGCTTACGCATCCGGGACCTGCCTTTCCGAAGATCTCCGGCGCAGCCCTTCTGCATTCCTTCAGCATTTCGTCTGCCATCTCCCGGATCTCCCACTGCGCCCTGTTGCAGGTCCGCAGCGAAAAGAAGTGAAGCAGTTCACGGCAGTTCATTGTCATGATCAGCTTTGTTGTCACTCCCTGTGGCATCACATACCTTGCGTCCTCCGCAGGAACTCCTGCTTCGATCAGCTTTTTGTAGATGCTCATGCAGTGCTTCATGCACCACTTGGCATTCGCTTCCAAATCTGACTGCTGAATGCTCTTTGGAACGATCACTTCCGGATTGTCCAACTTAACATAGCGTTGGCTCTGTACGCTGAAGGACGCAATCCTGTGCCTTGTCAGTTGGGTCAGGAGAACCCGGCTTACGCCCTCGATCTCAAACGTGAAGGATGCGTGTTCCAATACGCTTGTATGCCCAGCACCGGCGGAGTGCTTCAGTGCGCTTTCGTAGTTGTCCGAGTCGTAGCAGATGGCTGCCGCCTTTCCGCAAAGTTTTGCCGGATCCACAACCGGGTAACTGATCAACTCAACCTTCATCAAATGGCCCCCTTCAGTGCGCTCACGATATAGTCAACGATTTCCTTTACCTGCTGCACAGTCCAGTCAACGTTGTCAAACGTTGCCGTTCTCGCCACAAGCATTTCTACGCTCGTTTGCTTGTCCGGAATAAGTATCGATATCAGAGTAAAAAGCGTTCCAACTATAAGCGTGATAAGCATGTGCTTTCTGATTTTCTGAACATATTTCAGATCATTTGTGTAATCGTGCAGTTTTTCCTGGTAATGTCTCATTTCATAGCGGTCGTCCTCGTCGTACGGCTTTTCCGGCTCAGTCAGTCCGTAGTTTCTATACATATATGTACAGAACAGCACAATAAACCCGGTCAGTAGAAATCCTCCTGCTACTGCAAGCACAATATGCATGTATTTCAATACGTTAATCCAGTAGAACACCGCCGGGTCAATAATGTAGTTTGTCATTCCTTCGCCTCCAATCTTTCACGCTCAAAATGCTGCTTTACGCGGGCATCGTATTCTTCCTTTGTAATCTGTTTCCACTCGCCGTCGATTTCCCCGTAATACTCATTGATCGGAACGCGTTCACCGTCCGGCATTTTCAGTGTAAAATATGCTTTGGTATCAAAATCACCGTTTGCCCGGTCTGTCAGGCATTCCGCCGTGGTCAGCACGTACTTTTGAACTGGCGGATTGTATGGAAACGTAATCGGCTTTGCGTATCTGTCGATAATTTCTCTCGCCCCACCGCCACTATACGTCATGCCGGTGTTTACATCCTTGCAGTAATAGTCATCCGTTCTGTTGTACGTAACTGTCTCGTCCGGATGCATATGTTTGAATAGGCTTGACATCCGCCTACACTGGTATACTTTTGTTCCGTCCTCTTCCTCATAAACCAGGTTCCATTCTTCCGGTTTATCTTCAATAGGCGTCAACGGCAGCCCGTCCATCAGCCGGATCAAGATGTTCCTTGTGAATCCGAAGCTCATGCCACTGTGCCCATCTTCCATCAGACTCAAATATGCTTTCAGTGCACTCTCATAGCAAGCGCATCCGTAGTCCCATTCCCCGTCCTTCCTGTCCGGATTTTTACGCTTGCATGCGATCTCTACTTCACGCTTCGCCCAGTCACTCATGCTCATGTTCATCCCTCCGTTTTTCTTTAAAGTATTCTCTGCACGTACCGCAACACATCACAAACCGGAGTCCGCTTCCATCTGTTTTCTCAAGCACAGTGCCGAACAGTATTCGGCGCTCGCCACCGCACACTTGGCACTTTCCAACTGTAGGCATCAGCGTTCAGCCTCCTCCGCAAGTTCCTTGCCTTTCCCCTCAGCAAATTCCAGGATCATCTGAATCACCGCGTCCGAAGGCTTCTCTTCCAGCCAACGCAGTCCGACGGATTCAAATCGAAAATCCCCTTCGTGCCTGTCCCAAACCAGCATACCGACTGAAAAGCAGGACTCGGAAATCACGCGCTTCTCACCGACCCACCTGTTGCCAACACGATCCATGCACATCGTCTCGCGTGGCTCAAATGATTCCCACTTCACGATGTCAAATGTTGGCGGAGTCCCGGCAGGAGGAAGTCCGAAGTACGTAACGTCCCGGATCTGAAATCCTTCCACGCGATCCGTGTATTCCATCATTCATCCTCCTTCATGCTTTCAATGATCGAGCATTGCCATGTAATCTCGTTTGCCCATCTTCTGACGAGTTTTTCATTCCCTTTTGTGCTTTCGCAGTGCCTCCTGATCGCATCCACCAGGTCAGAGATCCTGCTCCACGCAGCCAACTCAGCAGGCATCACTCCGAGCGGTGGTTTCTCATCCTGTTCGTCTTTTTCCAATGCAGGATCCACTACCTTGTAAAATCCACACTTCGGGCAACGCAAAATGTAGCTTGGAGGATTCGTGGATATTTCAATGTTCTCAAGCTCAGTATTGCATTTTAGACAAACGTCTACAATGTGCATTATTTACCCTCCTTCACATAGCACCAGCTCACCGGTGGCCTTGTCAGTCCGAAGTCCTCAAGCTTCTTCGGCTTTTCATAAAGTACAGGATTGCTGATCTCCATCAGGTACAGCAGTCCGGCTCCTGCATCGTATTCGTACATCTCCTTCGCACTCAGGAACGTCCCCGCTGTCTTGTCCCCATACGGCGGATGGATAACCTTCACCCCCGTGCAGGTGAATTCCCCGCATACAGTTCCGTTCATTTTGTAGGACGGAAAGTTACCAATAATCCCATTACGATAAATCTCCCTGCCATTATGTGTGCAGTACAGATACACCGTGTATGGATACCCTCCGTGCAGATTCACCTGCACATGAGGCACTCTCTTGCGAACTTCATAGGTCTTCCATTCTTTCACGATTGGCCCAAACCACTGCGGATTCAGGCTCATCAGGATATTGCGACTCATTTGGATCCTCCTTCTTTCTTCACATCCGCACAGTCTGCATCAACCGTAACCTCCGTTGCCAGCAGTTCCAAATGAACAACGGGGAATGCATTTATGTCGTAGCTGAATGTAGCCGACGTGCATCCTTCAATCTGCTTGTCGTCAAGCCAAATTAGTGTGCGTCCGTTCTTTGTTTCAAAGCGTATTTTGTGAAGCATGGTATCATTATTTCCTCTTCCGTATAGCGTACCGATTCTTTATCTTTCCGTCTTCAGTCTTGCTATAAAATGTTTTATATTTGCTTGAGTAAAACAATTTTTCGTCGGCTAAAAGATTACGCAGTTGTTTGCCGTTTGTGCTTCTGTATGGTTTCTCGTCTATGCTTTTGTCATCGTTGATTTTATACATTGCATAGTTTTCTCTGCTGCTGATCTGGCTTTCTGAAACTCTTGATTGTCTGAACGCACTTTTAGATACCTTTGGCGCTGTTCCTGTCATTCCAATGTGGTTTCCACCGGTGCTCCCGTGATGACCTGGGCCAGTGTCCACTCCGGATCCTGCTGATCCTCTGCCACCACCGCCGCCTCCTTTTCCGCCACGACCTCCGAACTGTGTCAGCCTCAGCCTGATCATTCCGTCCACCCCCGCATCTTGTTTTGGTATTCAATCGGGACAATGTTCCCAGTACATTCCTTCGGAATCTTTCCGTAAAACAGGATCGTTTCCGGCTGAAGCTCCTCCTGCATCCGCTCGTATCCGTCAAGAAACAGCTTCTTCGCCGTCCTGTCACGCATCACCCCGACACTGCTGACGCATACTGTTCCTCCCATCGGTTCACCGAGGAAACAGAAATCGTAGCTCTTCTTGTCTCCCCATGAGATCGTCGGGTACACTTTGCATCCGATGCTCTGCATCCACGCTCCGAGCAGATGCTTCCGGTAGTGATTCCACATCTGCACCATCACAGGCCAGTCTGTATATATGCTGAAGTCCGGAGTCATTACCGCGCCGAACCGGCGGAACAGATGATAATAACGTTCCCGCTGAGTCCATATATTCTGGAAGTGGTAGTCGCTGATGAAGAAGTGAATCCCGTGTGCCTTGCACTTCGTCATGCCACGCGCGTCCTTGAAGGATACCCACTCAACCGGCTCGTACTCTTCCGGATCCAGCAGTGGAATTCCGTACTCGCTTTCGACGAGTTCCGGAATGAAATCCACATTATTCTCGTAGTGTTCCATTGCGTATTTCTCAGCCATCTTTCCTCATCTCCTCCGCAATCCTTCCGAGCACATCTACAGCGCACGGAAGTGCAATTCCATTACCCCAAAGGCGGTACTGCGCCGAGTCGGATCCATCCGCCCCGTCACACCACCAGTCCGGAAAGCCTTGAAGCCTTGCACATTCCGTCGGTGTCAGCCTTCGCAGTACGTATTTCCTGTTCTCGTCCATGTCGTTTCCTCCTACGATCATCTGCTGATCGTGCATACAGTCCAGCGTGTTTGTCCTGTTTGCCATGCCAATCTGATGAAGTTGTCCGTTTCCGGCACATACAAACTCCCGCTCAATTCCCTGCTTTCTATTCATCGTCTATCCTCAGCGCAACCAGCGGAAGCTGATTCCCTCCTGTTCCTGCTCTTGCACACAGTGTCGGTGAAATGGTTCCGTCCGTGAACGGCGCATTCCAATGGCTTGTAGCCATAACGCTGACAGGTGTCATATGCTTTGTTTTGCATTCTTCAATCAGCACGAACGGCGTGTTGTTCCCACCGGTTCCCATCCTGCTCGAAAGCGTCTGCACGATCCCGTCCGGCTCAATCTTCACCCTGCTGTCGTTTGGATGGTTTTCAATGGCATAAACAAATCTATTTCTCATGGCACACAGCACCCGTTCCGTTTGCCGTCATCGCCGGCATAACGTTCTCTCCTACAGGCATTCCTCCGTTGGATCCATTTCCGCCCTTCAGACAGCTTCTTGATATTCCATAACAAATCGCATGCCTGTCCTGTGTGTTCAGTGTCGGACTCACGTCTTCGCACCATCCTTTGCCGTTCTTTGCGGACACACGATCCACAGTGTTTCCTTCAATGGCATAACATATTCCAACAACAGGAATGTGATCCGTGTCTGTTGCAGCAGAGTTCAGCGTTTTAAACACCATGCCATTTGCCTGCATGTTGTACGAGTCAAACGCAAAGCATATTACCGGAGGTTCCTTGTAATCTGTACTGGAAAGCGTATCCACCTTCCCGTCTTTGCAGAACTTTGTGCTGAACAGATCATGGCTCATCGCTTCACATTCAAATGTCTTCGTCTTCTTCGAGGCCATCGATGTCTTCTTCCTCCGGCTCTTCCTCAATCATGTCGAGGCCACCAGCAAGGCCAATCACTTCCATCAAAGCTTCCCGAAGCATATCGGGCAGCTCTTTCTCGCGCTTCTCTGCCCGTCTGATAATCCCAGCACATGCTCTCGGACTTAAAGAGTATTTCTCCTGCGCGTTCAGATCCAAAATCTGCGATAAGGTAGATTCTCTTACGTCTTTGGGGCACACCCCAGTACTGAGCGTCGTAAACCCTCCAGGCAATGCTGTAGCCGTCTCCCAATACGCACCCAGCAGGTTGCCATGTCCCATCCTCAGGTCGAGGAACATCAGCGGTACTGTCGCAGACGGAGCAGAAGGCGTTGAGGACTGCCTTGAAGTCTTCTCCCTTGTTGCTTGAGAAGGCTCCGGGAACGTTTTCCCAAACTGCGAATCGAGGAAACTTATTTGCTGTTGCATTTCGCATCTCCTTAATAATCCGTATTGCTTCAAAGAACAGGTTCGACCGTTCTCCGTCATGAATGCCCGCCTGCTTTCCGGCGACAGATAAGTCCTGACATCTAACACGGTGAACCAAATGTAATAATGTCCACCGCTTCAATATCACCCCCTTTTATATCCGTCACGCTGCCAAGCTGTTTGCAATTAGGAAAACGCAAAGCTTCTACACGCAAGCAGAACGGTTCAATTTCTGAAGAATATACAGGCTCGATTCCGTGCATAGCGCCGGCGAGGCAGAACCCTGCTGAACCGTCGAATAATGACATTAATCTCGGATGTTTTCGTTCCATTGTTTTCGTCTCCATTCACGTCATCCCATCACCCTCACCGGCAGGCACAGCCGGATGCAATCCTTGTCCTTCTCTGTCACAACGAGCGGATTCACGCTGTTGTTGAAGTTCAGCACTGCCTCGTCCCCGTCAATGGCGCTCAGTGCATTCAACAGATACCGGTCATTGAATGCGATCACGAGATCCTTTCCGTTTGTTTCGCAGGGAATCTCCGCATCATAGTCCGCCTGTTCCGAGTTGTTCCGAACGGTCACACTCTCAGCACCGATCTCAAGCTTCACAAGGCTCTGCTTGTTGTTGACAACGTTTCCTGCCTTCAACGCATCCCGAAGCGCATCCGCTGAGATCCTGCACATCGTTGCGAAGTTCTCCGGCACGATCCTCTTTGTGTCCGGGAAGTTCCCTGCAAGCAGTCCGCACCGAAGCGTCATGCCGTCCGTCTGAACCTGCATCCTTTTCCCGTCCGTCGTCATCGTGATCGTCTCCCCTGGCAACACTCCCTTGGAGATCAAGTTCATGAATGCCCCGGGAACAACGATCTTCACCTCTCCGCATTCATACGGGAAATGCTCAACGGACATTTGGAATCCGTCCAATGCCGTCATGCTTGCCATTGCTCCGGAGGATTCAAGCAGAACACCTGTGAGCTGAATCCTGCTTTGGTCGAAGTTCGTACTCACCGCATAGGCCACATTCCCGTAGCTTTTCTGAAAGTCTTCCGCACTGATCCGGAGTTCTGTTCCGCTCACGTCATCGAATGCAGGAATGTCAACGTCCATGATCGGGATCCTTGTCCGGCCTACGCCCTTGATAGTGCACACCTTTTCGGTCGTGCTGATCTCAACCTCGCCGTTGCACATCCCGATAACCTTTGCGAACATTCCTCCGTCAATGCAGAACCGCTCCCCGTCACCGCCGAGCATTGGGGCACTCAGCTCCGCTTGGAAGAACCCGTCCGTTCCCCGGATCGTCAGCAGGTTGTTGTCATGCACGATCTCAATGTTCCCGTACTTGGAGTCCTTCTGATTGATGCAGGATGAAATGGTTTTCATCATCCGGTTCAGTTCATTGCTGTGGATTTTAATCTTCATGGTATTATCATTACTCCTTTTCGTAATAACAGATGACAAAAAATTAATCACAACTGCTTCCAATATTCATGTACGCAGCTTCGTTGTCGAACCACATTCCGTAGATCCCGTATCCGCAAGCCCATGCGTGTCCGATGTTTCCGTTGCGGTAGTTCAGCATGTCGATCAGCTTTTCTTCGGCTTCCTCATGCGTCATGCTTTTCAGCTCGTTCAGCTCACCGTCCTTGAACCCTGTGATCTTCTTCGTGGTCAGTCCTCCGGACGCATACGGAACATCCTCAATGATCAGCTTCAAGTTCCTTCCTCCTTTTCATTTCTTTTTCAAGATAAAACCACACACCCGTCAGAAGCTCCACCGCCAATGTGTTTTCTTTCTGACCGATACTGGCAATCTCCAGGTCCTTCGTTGCTCCTTCCCACCATTCCGGATCCTCTCCTGGCGGAAAGTGGCTATTCAGAAAGTCAAAAGCGCATCGGAAAGCTTTCTGATGCAGTGTGTAGTATTCCTGTGGGGACAGATTTTCATTTGAACTCGTCATACGACGCCTCCTCTGTTCCGTTTGTGATAATTATATCACGAATCGTCATAATCGCAAGATGAAATTTTTTCATCTCAATACCAAACCAGGTACACCCCTTTCTCAGAGCATTCCTTCAGCAGATCCCTGAATTTGTTTATGGTGAGGCAACGTTCCGGATACGCGCCGTATCCGTACATGGCGTTCGATTCCATCGATTCTATCTGATCGTACAGCACTTTGCACATATACGGCGAGAGCTTCCCATCCGTGTCCGACTGATACAAAAACGCAAGGAACCGTTCTTTGCAATGGTATTTTTTAATAAGTCTTTCCGTTTGCAAATCGTAGGCAGCAACATCTATGAGCTTCGAGCAGGCTTCCGGTATTTGTTCATAATGCTTTCCAAACTCTTCCGACACCGTATATGCTATATCTCTCCGGAGCCTGTAAAAGCTCATGTAGCCCATGCAATAGTATGGACTGCCTTTATACTTTCCCGTGATTGTTAATCCCATATTCTGCAATGCTCCTTTTTGAATCAAGTTATGTCCTTTGTCAGTTACTTAAAGAAAATTCTTTTCTGTTGTCGTAAGGAAGAGCAATTGGCATTTCAATACCGTCAAATATTTCTCCGCAGTTAGGACATCTAAATGGTGCAATCGTTCTCCTACTGAAAAATTTTGAACCGTGCTTTTCTATGTCTTCTGAGTAGCTAATGGTACTAAATATTTGATTACCACATTTAGTGCATATTGGCTTGAAATATATTTTTGCCATTTTCAGCTCCTTTTTTGAATCAAGTCACACTTTCCGTCCTTCAAAAGTGCATCTTGATTTAAAAATTACCTGTTTTTTGAATCATTTTGTAAAGGACATTCATGTCCTCAGCAATTCAGGCTTTGTTTCTTCTATGCAGTTCATTTCCTTCAGCTTCCTGTGATCCGCAAACTCAACATACAAGCCATCATGCTTCATGCACTTCGCCTTGCCCATGTCCCATAATCCCGTGCTGATCTTTCCGAGTGGTTCATACAGGATCTTAAAGTGTTCGCATTCCCAACATTTCATTCGTCTTTCTCCTTCATGCACATCGCATAGCATTTCTCCGCAAACATTCGCGCCGTTGGAATTAGCCGAACAGCATCAGTAAACTCCCTGTTCCATGGTTCATCTGCCTTGGTCGGGACGTTTCTGTCCCGCTGATTCTCAAGCCTCCGGAGAATCTCGTCTGCCATTAGGAACAATCCGAACTGTGTCCGCTCTTTCCACTCCCGTATTGCAATGGCTCTCTTTCGCATTTTAAGGGCGATTTCAGCCTGTCTCTGTTTCTCCGGATCAATCTTCCCTTCGAGATCGAGAGGCAGGTTAAAGGTATCTCTGAACCACGCTACGGAGTCTTTAAAGTTCATTCCGTAATATTCACGGACAAACTTAATAACATCTCCGGCCGACTTACAAACCCAGCACATGTAGCCACGGTTCCCAGGGTAGAGTCGGCAGTTGAAATCCTGTCCGCCGTGGATCGGGCATTGGCATCTCCCGTGCCTGACCTCCAACCCGAGCGCCCCAGCAACGTCCAATGCGGAAACACTGCTCTTGATCGTCTGAACCGCCATGTCGTATTTATTCAAACTCAGCACCCATCTTCCGATAGCTCCTGCATCTTTCCTTCCATGCCCTTTCGCAGAAGCCGATCTCCTCGTCCACGATGTCAATCACAACCGGCGTTTCCTTCCCTTCAAAGGTTCTCCGAACCCTCCCGACAGACTGCGTGATGATGGAGGAAAACTTGGCAGGGCTTGCCAATATCAGTCGGTCGAGCCGGGGAATATCCAAACCTTCCTTGCTGAGGGAGTACGAGCTGAAAAGATAATTAATCTTCCCTTCCCGCATATCCTCAATCGCCTGTTCCCTCTCTGCCTTCGCCTTCTTGCTCGTCATCTTTCCGTTGATGAACGCGCTCTTCTCCTGCATCTCATAGGGGAGCAACGCCCGTATTGCCTCAAGCTGCGCCAGCCGGTCTGAAAGGATCAGACAGCTATGCTTTTTCTCTCCCATAATCTCCTCAGCAATCTGGTAGTTCCGTCCGTTGTCCGTTGTCAGATGCTCAATCAGCTTCACGTAGTTGATCGTTCCGTCTGTGTTCAGGCAGTCATCCGTGATCTCCGTGTCCGTCACAACCTTCCGGATTTTCACGCCCATCACCCGGTCGGCTACGGCCTCCTCCGGAACCTCGTAAGCGACCTTCCCGATCAGTGCAAACGTCGCCCGGATTAGCCCGTCGCTCCTCGCGGGGGTAGCGGTAAGCCCGAGCTTTCTTCTTGCAGAAATATGGTTCAGCACACGTTCGTACCGGGTGAAGGACGTTGCAGAGGATGCTACCCGATGGCATTCGTCGCAGATGATAACATCCCAATAATCCCTGTACAATTCAAGGTCAAGGTTTGCCATCGTCTGAACCGTGGCGAACGTTACCCCTGCTCCAACGTTCACCTTGCCTTCCGTGATGGTGCCTATCAGATCCTTCGGAATGTACCGCTCCGCTCTCTCAACACTCTGCTTCAGCAGGTCGTGTGTGTGACAGAGCCACAGCGCCCTTCGCCGTACCGCTTTAATGATTGCGATACCAATCTGCGTTTTCCCGCTTCCTGTCGTCGCCTTCAGTATCCCGTACTTGGCATCCACCATCCTGACTACGGCTTCCTGCTGATAGTCGTAGAGTCCCATGCTCTCATGCCCGTAATCAATGATGCTGTCCTGCCGGAAGTCCGTATACACCGCCGTCCCTTTCAGCATCGGCATGATCTCCCGGATCACTCCGAACGGGAGGATCAGCGTGTTACCGTTCCACTCAAACAGTCGAAGCTCCTTCGGTGTCCGTCCTGTCCAGAATCCCATCCTCTGCTTCTTCTCATATTCAGGGTTCGGAAACTTCAGGTTTTCCTTCGCCCAATCCTGCACCTCTTTGGATGGATCCTCAATGAATATCCTGTTAGCAATTGTCGTTGTCATACTTGCCTTTCTCCACCCTTCCGAATGTCTCCAACCACTTCTGAAGGCTCCATGTCTGCGTCCGGATATCATGCTCCGTAAGCCGTTTCTTTCCTCTTCCCTTCAGCGTTTCAATCCGCTCCATGCTGATAAACCAAATGCTCCCGTCCGGAATCTTCATCGCGAAGTAACACAGCTCCCCGGTCCGCCGTTGAAACATCCGCATGGCAAACTTCTGATTCTCCTCGATCCGCTCAAAGGGGAATCCTTTGTCATCGCTGATAACCTTTGCGTCAATCAGTGTATGAAACCGCCCCTTGCAGGCAATGATGTCTGCCGGTTGCCCGTTCTTTTTCTGCTGCATGCAGTGGACCCAAAACCCTGCCTTGTACAGGATCTCCGCCAGCTCTTCCTCAAACCTTCCGCCGACCGTCCTGTTGTCCGTCTTTTCCGGCATTTTCCCGTTTCCTCCTTTTCTCTTGAAAGAGAGCCGGATGGCGTATCTCTGTACGGCCTTAATCCGGCTCATGCTTTCCCAATCAGAACGGAAGTTCGTCCGTCTCCACCGGAGTCAGGTTCGGCTGAACCGGAGTTTCCTGTCCGGAATCCCTTCTGCTTCCACAGAAGTGAACCTTATCGACAACGAGTACGATCTTGGACCGCTTCTGTCCGTCCTTCTCCCATTCTTCCGTGTTCAGCTTTCCTTCGACGGCCAGTTCCTGACCCTTCTCATTGAAGTACTTGCTAATGAAGGTCGCAGTTCCTCCAAAAGCCTTGCATTCCAGGAAGCACCGGTTCTCCTTGTCCTTATATTTCTCACTCCACGCTACCCGGAAGTTCGCGAAGTCCGTTCCTCCTGTCGTCTGTCCGCAGGTGGGAGCATCCACCAGTCGTCCCTGAAATACCAGATGATTTACCATAGTTTGTTTCCTTCCTTTCAAATGTGTTATTTAAGTTACTTTTACAGTGAAATCAGTTTTTCGTTTTCCAAGTTCCAAGGCTCTTTTCTCGCCATAATTGTATGCGTTGTCTTGTCCTTTTATGTTTGTATCTTCAATAATTTCACCGTGATCATCATAGAGCAAAACTCTATACATGGTATCTTCGTTAATGCCAGAGTTATACATGATTACCATCCTTTCGTGTTCTTTAAACTTCTGCATCATCTTCTTTGGGTTCGTAAAAATCACAAACTTTAGACTCCGGATCACAAGGGTCGTGCTCATGATCGCAAGTGTGGCAAGTTACATCCGAATACCAGTAGCAGTCTTTACATTTAATTTCTTCCACCCGACTTGCCTCCTCATGTGTTCCTTTTCGCGTTCACGAGCGATTTGGCCATGTCGTCGATCAGCTGATGCACAAGCCTGTCCTGAAGTTCATTGCCCGTATCTTGAAGGAACCACAGTTTCAGATGGAGCAGCTCATGCACAAGCGTCTTCTCCCTGTCATACGGAACGATCCGTTCCCCGTATGCTGAAGGATGAATCAACTCAATCCTGGCGCTCTTCCCAACCTCGTTAAATTCCGTGCATCCGGAGCATCCAGGTTCAGTGAGTTCGTACAGATCCTCTTCAAGCCTGATCGTCCAATCCGTAAGGCCAAGGCGTTTCGTCCATTCGTTCAGCAACTCTTCCATCTGCTTACTCACCGGCCTCCGCCATCAGTTCCGCAGCAAGGTCGTCCTGCGGAGCGGTGTTCTGTTCCGCAACGGCCTTCTGATAAGCTTCCTGTTCCGCTTTGGCCTTGGCTTTCGAGGCGCAGTCAGAGCACATCTGCTTGCCGTATTTGTCCTTCGTCATCTTAGCAACCTGTTCGGGAGTAAGTCCGCTGACACCGCTGATGTCCTTCCCACATACGGAGCACTTCGGAGCAGCCTTGGCCTTTCCGTCCTTCGGAATGCTGTCCCGGATACGGATCCCGTCTGTCATCTCCCCGTTGGAAGGGTTCCGGACATTGTGCTCAATGTAGAGCTGAATCTTCTTGCCAACGAGGGCATTGGCCGTCACCTGCTTGTAGAGCTTCTTCAGCATCTGCCGGTTCGTGGAATTCACGATCATGGGACGCACATCACCGATGATGCCGTTTGCTTTCTCCTCCGCAAACACGATGACGTTCTTCACTTCCTTGCCCCGGGAAAGCGTAACTTTTCCACGGTACAGGTTCTTGATAGTCAGCACAGGCTCAACCGTGCTGTCGAGGTCGTCCGCTCCAAGGTACTCAGAATCCCTAGGGAGCGGCTCGTCGCCAGTAAGGGGCTTAAGGTGTTCGAGATCTTTGGTAATCATTTAAATGTCCTCCTTATCAATAAATATTTTTTCTTTTCATCAGCTTCAGATCTTTTTCAAGTTCAAACAGTCTGGATTTCAGCCTGTTGTTTTCTTCGTACAGTTTCCACGGATCGCTGCATATCGGAGACATTTCGGCTGCAAGTTCCTCAAACTTTGGAAGAAATCTTCTCATGCAATGGCTGCAAAGGTTTTTCTTTTGCACGGAGATATATCCGAATTCATTCCCACCGCAGAACTCAATCGATGCATTAAATGGCTCGTCGAGCGTTCTCTCAACCGTTCCACAAAGGCAACACTTGTATTCCATAATTAAATTTCATCCTCCATATCCTTATCTCTTAATTTCACTCCGCACATTGGGCAATATTTGATTCTTACTCCAAGACTTTCATATTCACCGGATGAGCTTTCAAACACAAGCAGGTTGTCATCACGCAACTGAATACCATTTTTGATTTGTTCATCATTCTCATGGCCATATCCGAATAATGTGTATAGCATTGTGCCCATTGTAGGATATCCATCGCCACAACGGTACTCACCGTGGATTATCTCTCCACAGCAGAATCTACATTTTGTCGTCACAGATCCTCCTCCATCTCCCGCTCCATCCAAGTAGGAACAAAGCAATCATTCGGCACATCTCCGATCAAGTACCCTGGCCAGTTGTCCAACACGTTGCAGTCATGGTACTTTCCGAGCAACTCATGGAACTTCGCCACACCGGCATTCATGACTTCCTCGCTGACTTCAATGACGTTCACGCTGTACGGAGCCTTCTTCTCCTGTGCCACAAACAAGAATCCCGGCCTGCTCCGCAGCTTCTTGACCTGCATGACACCTTCCGTGTACATCCCTGCCTGGAAATAGTAGCCAAGACGAAATACTTCAGAATTGAACCGCATCGTCTCAGCACACAGGCATGTCTTGTAGTCCACCACGTACCACCTGCGGTTATACTTCACGAGCCGGTCCGTCTTGATCTTGCACTTCTCGCCCGTCTCACGATCCGTCCAAAAGAACGCCTGCTCTGTCTCGCCCTTTCCACGGATCAGCTTGTGTGCCAGCGGACACCGCTCCAAGGCTTCTTCCATCTCACGCATGGTTTCCGCATCGTCCGCGCTGATGATCGTCTTCCCGGCGTTATCCGTGCAGAAGGCTTCCCACATGGCCTTGCCTTCCTTCGTCCGCCTGTC